GGTCTCGGTCTCGGTCTTGGTCTGGGTCTCGGTCTCGGTTTTATTAATGGATTACTTAGCTGGCATACTTGAACTACTGGGAATCTTTCTGATAGGCTATAAATGGAGAGGCAGCTTTATACTTTTCACACTGGGAAACATGGCATGGATTTATTATGTTATTTCACGGGGTCACACATACGGCCTGCTGTTTGTGGTAGTCCCGGCAATGGCTTTAAATATACGCAACTGGATTAAATGGGGGAGAGAATGAAAAGATTTAACTTGACGGAAAAACATATAAAATTACTAACTAAAGCATATGTGTCGTGGGAAGACTGTGAATTTGGTGCACCGGCAATAGATTGTAAAAGGCCATATGGTAACAGCGATGTTTATGTGGATATGTCAGAAATATTAGGAGATGTAATAGAATGCCCTAGCTGCGGATATAAAATAAGTTCATTAACAGATGAAGAATTGGATAAATTACACGGACAAACGAGGGACGCTTTGCAGATAATATTAAAAACAAAATCATTTGAACCAGGTATCTATGTTTGTAGCGATTACGGAAATGATTGGAGAAAAGAATGAAACAACCAATTTACACTTCAATGCCCGGTAGCAGGGAGATAAGATTAATAGAGGATTTTGAGGTGGACATTCCTTTGGGGGGAAATGAACGTACCCAAAAAATCCATATTTGTGGAGAAAAACGTACCATAAGAATCCCAAAGGGGTTTAAATCAGATGGCGCCTCTATTCCCCGCCTTTTTTGGACTTCCACCTATGGCCCGTTTAACCCGCTTATAATCGTCCCTGCGCTTGTCCATGACTACGGGTATATGTGGCATCACTTTGAGATTAAAACGGCTGTAGAGCCAGGAATACGGCGTTACAGTGTTAATAGAAAAGAAGTGGATGAGATTTTCCTGGGCCTGCTACGGGATGCGGGTGTGAGTCATTACCAGAGATATAAGATGTACTGGGCAGTTAGGATGTTCGGTGGATTTGTATGGAAGAAATAATGCTGTGGTGGCGTGGTAGCCTGTCTGTGGCAGATTGTAAGACCAGTTGGCATTCGGCAGATGCAGACCAACTGCCCACAGCGCAAAACTTTAGCCGGTAGGGTGACTTAACTAAAATGGACGACCTGAAATGACGCAAAAACCTGTCGCCCTGCCGGTTACAACAATTTCATGTTAGAAAAAAGGGGGTATTTTTCTTGCAAATGGACACACAACAACAGCACATTCTAATCTTTGCCTTCCGCTATGCACTGGGCCGCATGAGTACCGCACCCTCTATTGTTGTGGATGAACTCATAAAGAACTGGGACGGGATACATGAGAACAGCCAGCGGATGATAAAAGAGGAAATATGCCACGCTATTAAGCATAATATGGCAGGGATGGATTGTGACGTAAAAACTTGGGAGAAGGTACTTAACTTGTGAGGTAAAATGCTTTGCTTTAGATGTCAGAGAAGGTTGGATTTTTTACAGGAGGGCCGCCGCCCACGCTATGAATGCGGTAAAATAGAAAGTTCAACTTGCGGCTGTTATATGTACAAACCAGTCAAGCCGATAATAACCGGCATACACAAGGATGACCCAAGGTCTGATTTTCGGTATGGTGCTGCGATACTAGCCCCAAGAGAGAGGGCAATAAGGGTGCCAGAAATGTTACTGAAATTAAAAGAGTACGAGGATGGAAATCTTTTGTATTGGGATATTTTACCGGAGGAATGATATGGGTGGGATATTAAATCCAAAGGGTAGGGAGTTAGTTCTAAAAGCTTGTGAAGAAAAACGAGATACGGGTAACATGACCATTGCTAAGATGCTCTACAAGAAATACCCAGAGGTGTGGCCTAGTCTGGATGCCGCAAGGGCGCAGGTGGGTTATTACCGGGGCGCAAAGGGCAACCAGCACCGCAATGAATTATCGATAAAAAAATACATCGGTGATGGTCTGGGAAGGCGCAACATACCCGGCAGTGACCAGCGGGAGTGGGGGCCACGCTATCTGCAACCATTTGATTATATGCTTGTATGTGGAGACATACACATACCCTATCATTCACCGGAGGCTATCGAGTTGATGCTTGACTATGCTCATGGGCCGCTGAAAGAGGCGAAAGAGGGTGGGTGCATTGTCTTACTGGGGGATATATGGGATATGCACAGGCTATCCTTCTACAGCAAAGACCCCACTGCACGTTCAACGAGGGAGGAGAGAGAGAGGGTAATTCAATTCCTGGCTGCTCTGCGGGATGCTTACCCGGATGCTACCATCGTTTACAAGGAGGGCAACCACGAAGAGAGGTGGACAACCCATATAAAGACAAAAAGTCCAGAATTCTTTGACTTTGAGGACTTTAAACTCCCAAAGGTACTTAAACTGGATGAACTGGATATACAGTGGGTAGGGGATAAACGAACCATCTATTATGGTCAATTAAATATGCTCCACGGACACGAGTTCGCTAGGGCCATAACGTCACCCGTTAACCCTGCCAGGGGGCTTTTCTTGAGAACCCACTGCACAACAATCGGAGCGCACCACCACCAAACGAGTATGCACGAGGAAGGTAATCTGCGGGGTAAACCAATCAGCTGCTGGTCTATCGGTACGCTGGGAGAGTTGCACCCCGAGTATCTCCCTAACAACCGTTGGAATGCCGGGTTCGCTGTGCTTACGGGAGGGCATAAGTTTGTGCTGGATAACAAAAGGATTGTGAAAGGACAGGTAGTGTGAATGAGTGGTTCTATCGTTCGGAGTACAAGCTTAAAGACATTGTTGTATCTAACCTGGCCAAGATGGAAGGGGAGCCGGTGCTTGGATATGTGTCAGGGATAATAATGAGGACAACGGGTGTTTTGTATGAGATTACCTGGGCAGACCACACAGAGAGCGTAGTAGAGGAATGGATGCTGGATGGAACCACTGAGCCTAAAAGAACTGATAAAGAGCAGTAGATTCAGGAAGCACAACGCCAGGTGCGGTGAGTGTGAGCAGTTCCACTTTTGTTCTCAGAGGGATGTAAAAAACGCATCATATGATACGGTATACTGTCTATGGGAAGCTAATAGATTTAAACCGAAGGAAAACTATACCAGGATGGAGGGTTGAACAGTGAATGTTTTTGCTATCACTCAAAAAGTAGTGGGGCCGTGCGGGCATGGGGAACCGGGTACTGAGTATTTGGCACTGGCTGATGAGAGAACCGCCTACTCATTCAAACTCAGAAAAGATAAGATGCGTCCGGTTTTTTCCTCCCTAGCGGCGGCTGAGAAGTACCTATCCACCATGGAATACAAGAACTGGTATGGAATAACCATGCTCAGGCTAATAGAGGAATAGGGGAAGTGTGGATGTGCTTTGTTTGAAAAACTCATATAACCCAAAGGCGAATGAAAAATGAAAGAAAAACTGAAAGAAAGGCTTAGAATAAGCCGAGAACAAATAAAGTGTGAGCCAAAACCAAAAGTATACGGTAGGAGTTACAGGTATTGGTTGCACACTGGTTTGGCTACAGCATATGAGGAAGTGTTAAGGTTAATGGATGAAGAAAGATATACAGAAGCTGGTTGAAATCTGGCACAGCGGCCAGCATAAAAGGAAGATAGGCAGTATAGTCATATCTTATATAGTGGGTTTAGGAAGGCTGAAAAACTTAACACATGAAGAATATTCAAATATTACACTCTCAATACTTACGTGCTTAGAAAAATACGACCCTTCTTTTAAATGCAGTTTTTCCACCTATGTCTTCAGCCGTTTCAAGGGTGCCATATTGGATACAAGGCGTTTAGGTAGGAGGTTAGATTATTATAAAAAGCGTCATATGGCTTATGAAATAAATGCCCCTAAGTTCAACGATGTGGACGAAAAGTTTGAGGATATAATAAAAGACTTGTCAGACAGGGAAAAGAAGCTTTTAACATACTACTATAAACACGGGTATACCATGATTGAGTTATCAGAAATAATAAATACAACTGAGTCAAGGGTTTGCCAGATAATAACGGGAGCAATCAAAAAATTAAGGAGTGAACTTGTATAAGGACAATAATAACTTAGCAATAGCCTGGAAACGGGCCAACTTGCAGGGTAAACGTAAAATAGAAAGTCTTCTTATAAAGAATAATATCAAATTCATAGACGGGTTAAAGTTCAAGAACCAGTTTGTAATTACTGATGGCCTAGAGGAAGATTACAAGAATTCAATAGCCATGTCAGTAATAAGGGCACTGACGATATACGAACCTGACAGGGGGGTTAACTTTTTTTCTGTTTGGACTTGGGAGATGCGGGGGGCGCAACAGAGGTTTAACTATCAAAACACAAAGCAGTATAAAAAGGATAAAGTACCTTCTGGCAATAGTTATTATTACAAAATAGATTATACAAAAAAGCTATCCACAAGCCTTGATTCTGTTACATTGGGGGGAGAGCCTATTATGGAAAAAATAGCTGCCGAGACGCATGAACCAGAATTCACAATAGATGATATACTAAACGATTGCCGCAAACTAAGCCCAGAGGAGAGGAGAGTTTTAAGGTATAAATTCAAAGATGAACTAGAACATCAGCAGATTGCAGATATTATGGGATATCCGAGGAATATTATAAACCTTGTGATAAAAAGCGGGATTAGAAAACTTAGACAGAAGCATGGAGTAATATGAAACCACAAGACTTTGAAAATGTGAAACACTTCACCTATGAGGAGTGCGCTAAGACGGGTGCAGATATGGCAGGGGTGAAGAAAAAGCTTATATACACAATGGATGATTTGCGCCTTGATGTTGGTTGCCGGTTCACCATTAGCAGCAACGGGTTAAACAGTGGCAAACACGCACCAAATGGTGATCACTATAAAGGCTTGGGAATAGACGGTAGGTTTAGAAACTGCCCATGGAAACCTAATGTAGTTTTGCAGAAGGCCCTGGATGCGGGGTTTAACGCAATAGGGTTTTATTACGAGGGATTCTGGCACTTTGGCATAAGAGAGAAACATAAAATGTGGTACAGGGACAAACACGGTGTATATTGGCCCATGCTCATGTGGCCTTATGTGGGAGCAGAAAATAATGCATTTATTAACAGTTTTATAAAGGGGGAAGATAATGAGAATAGATAAAGATAAGATTGACCCAATTGAGCGGATGCAAGAGAAGGGAACCAACTACGCCCAAAAACCGCCTGAGAATGTGATATTCTGGGAGGTGGACAAGGAAACTGGGGCGTTAAAGTATATCAAGCTTACGCCGCTGGGAATGGACAGATTAGCCAAAAAGCAACCGTGCCCGGTTAGTGAGATACTGCGGGAGATACGCCTTAATCCCTTCAATGGGAAGGATATGGCAGTAACTTATTTTGAGGAGTTCACCGCAGAGGATAGGGAAATAATTGATGCCTGCAAGAAAGACGCACAGCACCGGGCCAATGATAAGGAATCAGACGTTCACAAGATTCTCACCCAGCTGAAAGAGAAGCAGGGTTCTAAGCGTGGATTGATTTCTCCTGATAAAGCAATAGGAGAACTCAACAAGGCTTTACAGGCCGCTGAAGATGCGAGTAAACAGAAGTCCTAGAGATGCCCAACTCCCGGGCTAACTCTGGCACGTTATCGCCTGTGAAGTTAGCCTGGATGTACTTGCTTATTGTCTCTGTTGGCAGCTTAGATGGGAAGTAGATAGTGGCACCAGCAAACTCAAGCATGAGTTTCCGACAATTCCTTTTACCTATTATCTCAGCTATCTGACGGAATGTCTCAGGCATATCCTCCATTGCCATGTTTTTGATTGCGTTCATTTAACCATTACCTCCCCTATGCGTTTCTCAATCAAATCAATATCAGAAGCATTAAAGGCCAAGAAAGGGCGTTTGGGAATCTTTATCTGGTGAGGTTTTGTGAACCCAGTTCCCGGTGGGTAATTACCGTCCTTCCGCATAAACCTCACACCCAGGGAATTGCCCCCTGAACTGAAGGGGATGTATGGAGTGCCCCCGGGGTGGTTTATCGTGCCGCCCATCTGGTGTATGCGTCCGTATTTCTTATTAGTTCCCACCACTGCATAAGTGGATGTACCCCGGGCATTGATTGAGTTCTTCAACTGTGCGCTGTTCTGGAGTATTTTAGACTTCCCTGTCTTTGCCTTGCGTCTGCGGGTAGAGGCTGCTAATTGCCGCCACCCGCCCGGGAATACACGCCGCCCCTCTGTTGCGAAGTTCTTTTGTACCGCTGCCTGCATATCCTGGGCGATAGCATTAAATAGAACTCTCCTAGAGGAAGCATTAGTATTCTTTTCTAACCTTCTGAAAAGACGGTCTATCTGTCTGGTATTGATTGTGGCGACTATTTCACTCATTGAACTTCCACGCTGTAAATGGCTTTTGGATATGCTACCCTGGCACTCTCCATCAATTCTTTCAGCTTATCGAATTTACCCATCTTAAAAAATAGAGATATAAGCCGGTTGATAGATACCAGTTTCATCTTGTCAATACTACAACTCTGAGAGGTTGGCTTTGCCTCGTGTCCCAACAGTTCAATGTACAACTCACAAGCCTCTGAATACTTTTCCTTTTCCTCCATGCAACGGGCATAGTGAAACATATACTCAGGGAATATATCAAAGGGAGCGTCACCAGTTTTAAGCTTGTTTTCCTTGCCACGGTCCAACCACTCGATTGCTTCATCTATCTTCTCAAGTGCCATATACCCACAGGCAATCCTACATGGAAGGATGCCGTATATATCCCCGTTTATCTCTCTTAGATTCGGGTAGTTGTAAGCCCTGTTATACCATTCTATACCACCATACCAATCATTGAGTATGTAATAGGAATCCGCTAGGCACATCATCAGCACAGGGGATTCATACAAGCCAGGCTCTTCAAGGGAAAGGTCTATGTTCCTCTGGGCCTTTTTCTTCTGTTCCTCAATTGAGGCATATCCTGTGTGAATGATTGTAGCGTCTATATATTTGAAATGCAATCCAGCCCGGGCAATGGAGTAAATACTCTGCTCATGTATACCACGCTCAAAGCGTATTGAATCATGGTTTGGGAACATCCTACATTGTAAAAACTGCGCTCCCACTGGTAGTCCTGAAGCGTCCGTATTCTTTACCAGGAACCCAAAAGCCCCGTTAGTGGGTGCGGTCTTTAGTATCTGTAGTTTATCCGCTGTTGCCTCTGGGATTCTATCATCAGCATCAAGCCAGATAATCCACCTGCTAGTCGCTCTTTCGATGGACATATTGCGGGCATTGCCGAAGTGGAAACCATCGGGCCATTTTGATTCAAACAGTTTAACCATGGGGCTGCCGTAGTTCTTGACAAGTTCCACGGTTCTATCAGTTGACCCCGTGTCATTTATTACTATCTCATCAGCGAACTGAAAAAATGATTCAATTGCCTCAATGATGTTTTTTTCCTCATCCTTTACAATCATCACCACTGAGATAGTGCCAGGAATCCCTTTGGCCTCCAGCCGCCCCTGGATTGTCCCAAGGGCTTGGTTAATGTCTGTGGGTAGACTAGTCAAACTGACGCATCCGTGTTTCATTAATGCGGTTTGCCAGCATCTTATTTACCCGCTTGAGCCAGGTCTTGACGTTCTTCTTATTAGCTGGGCAAGCCTCGTCTATAAGCAACGCCATTGCCTCTACCATGAAAAGGTAAAATTCTTTATCTGTCATTTTTTTCCTCCGATTGTGAATGATAACCCATAGAAGGGAAATGACTCCTCCAGCGGGTCAATTGATAATCTTAATTTCTTCTTACCGTATATGTGTTTTATAAACATCTCATCAAATGGGTTTGTAGGGATTAACAGAATTCCCTCACTTGTTTTTTTAGTCTTCATCTGCTGTCTTTGCTGTCTGCGTGTCAGGGTCAAAAGTCCATACACTACACCGGCAACCTGAGTACTTACCGCTCCTGTCGTGATGTAGCACCCAATCAAAACACACAGGGCAACGCCACTGCAATCCCTGCTCCATCATTAAATCATCTATTATTTTAACCATGTTATTCTTGGTCACTATCATTTTTACTATCCTCTCTGCAACTTTTTTTAATGCCCATATCCATACCCCTCACTGTAATCTTTTTCTTTGATTGCATCATTCACTGAAATCAACCCACTTCCACTGCATTTATAACAACCTATTGCCATTGGCATCATTGTATGGGTTGAGCCAAACGCACCTAAAGAAACCACACCTTTCCCATGACATATATCACATTCAATTTTCTTCATCCGGCTCCTGCTTTTTAATACCCTTCAATAATGGAGATAATGCCGCCGCCACGGTGACAGGCTGGGCAATCTTCCATATATCGCTGTCATAGTCTTCTTTCTTAGGTTTAAAGGCAAGCGTTTTCTTACCCGCATTCTGGCGAAAACCCTGGTCTGGTTTTGCGATTTTCATGGTCTTGGTTTCGGGGTCTTTAAACCTGGGTATCCCCTTAGTAATACCACCTTCTTTGTTCTTTTCCTCTACTGTAAGAGACTCAATAGAACAGCGGCAGTTATATCCATTGGGTGGATAGTAGGTATTCCAGAAAGGGGAATCTACTGGTTTGATGGTGTCGTTTAATGCGGCGTGTTCAACACGCACAGCAGCGTCACCAACCGTCACATACTTAAGGTAGGGCCGAAACTTTTTATTAGCCTCTTGTCCCCTCCATCTACCAGCATTATAACTGCTCTGCGTGTTTGTCTCGTAGATGGTGCGGAGACGGTGGGGAGAACCCAGTTGAACCACCTTCCTTCCATCTGGCCCAGTGACTTCCTTCTTTCCCCACCATCCCCTGGCCTGGAGCATTGGCTTCAACTCTTTCTTAAATGTCTCAAATGGCAGGCCTTCTTTTATTGCCTTATCAATCATACCCCGGATGTCCATTAACACATCCATCTTCATGGCCTTGGCAACGGTAAATGCCTGTGCGTTATTGAGCCTTACCTGTGCCTTCCAATCCCAGGTAATGGCAAAGCCTTTGGACTCAAAGTACTTAACAGCATCCTCTGGTGTTAACCCTATGGCACCGGCAAGTATTGGCTCGGTTATTTTAGGCATTATTCACCCTCGTTAGCAGCAAAGCGGCCTATCATCTCACCCAGTGTAAGGCCCATTCCAATCAGTTCCTCTGCCTCTTTTGTCTTCATCTTGGGCCATTGCTTTAAAAGCTTTTCTTGTACCACATCGAAGTCATCCTCTTTCTCAATCATATCAATGATAGGATTCAGGAGTTTTTCTGCTTGTCTTTGCAGGGTTTCGTCTTCTGTGAATCTCTGAACCATTCTGTCAACGGCCTTTTGGTCAGATTTTGCAAAACTGAAAGGACTATCTTGCCCAGGTGTTTCATCTTCTTTCTCCACTATCTCAATATCGTCTTCCTCATAGTTGTATGTCTTCATCAGATAATCTTTTGAAAACTTAACCCCAAGCTTTTCAGCGACAATAGCATCACGCTCTGCCTGCTCCTTACTTACACTAAAGGGGAGTTGCATTACAAACTTAGGCTGTGCCACCTCTGTCCCAAAGTTCATATCTACCATCCAGCGGATAAGCTTATTCACAACACGCTCGATTTCGTGCATATCCTGATCACGCCGCTCGTCCTTTGTTCCCTGGTGTACCTTGGCTGCCGCATAACTACCCGTATCCCCTGTAATCTCAGTAGTAAGAGTCTCCCCCAGCCATATCTTCTGAACAGCGGCATCCATCCTGTTGGTCAGATTAGTGAATACTTCATTTGACCCCGTTTTTGACCCATCCATCAACTCAATTTCTGTACCATCGGGAAACACAATGATTCCATCTTGTACGCAGTTCTCAAGAACATCTTTTAACTCATCCGTCTTTGTCTCACTCCAGTTGGGGGGTGTTTTTGCCATCACCCAGGGAATAGCATATTTTTCAACATATACCTGCTCAAACCGCCACGCATTGCGCTTAAAGGTAACGGGGAAATAAGACTTACTCAGAAGCTTATCACCATACGGGTTATCATAAGTAGGATTATTCCTAGCCAGGAGAATCCTATGGGGCTTTACCTTCTCACCCTTGGCCCTGTCTTTCATACTCAAGAACCTGAGTTCATTATCCTCATTAAAGCCAAACCAGCGATTGGGCAATCCCTCCAGGGAAGTGGGAACCATCCGAATGCCGCCCTTCATCTCGATTACACTCCAGCGGACATCAATAGGACTCATGCCATATGGGTTTTTCATCATTATCAGATTAATCATATGCTGAATATCACAGAGGTCAGATTCCTTAAAATAGGTTTCGACAAACCGTGCCACCTGTGCGCTTGCCTTGTCCCTTACTATATCCCACTCCAGCTTCTGCACCGCCGCCAGCCGGGAACCCATCACTGCCGTTAAATTATCATCCGTCAGTATATCCTGGTACGCTGTTACCTGGTCATATGTCAATCCCAACTTCTCTAAAACCCTGTCTGGGTCTGTCAATGCGATATTGGTCATCCTACGATCACCAGCAGACTCCCGATTATACCAATCAGGGCTGATGCTTTTCATTTTCTTAACTGCTATATCTCCAACTGCCATTTTTAAAACCTCATTAAATTACCTTTTAATCTTACTCTCCTAGAACTAATCTTCGGTTCCGTTGTTCTCCCTCGCATTACCCATAAAACCAACTGCACAAAGGCATCCACTATATCCTTGTACTTGATGTCAGGAAACCCCGCCATCGTATCCACAAAGTCACTCACCCACCCGGCACGGGCAGGCAGAAAGACGTTACCCGCTTCAATGTAGGCTGTAGACGCATGGGCACGAGCCTCCTTATCCATCTCAACCTTTACAGGGACAACGGGAACGTCCGTTTCTTTCTTTAATATAGCTATCAAGTCCTGGCCGCTGGCCTTATCCTCTATCAGTACCGAATGACCACCGTGCTTACTATATTTCAACTGTACCTCATTCTCCAACTCAGGAAAATCCATATGCTCCTGAAATGTATCTAATAAGTATAACCCACTTTTATACCAGTTAGCAACCACCAGTGCATTCTTGGCATTTTCCTTGCCCTTCTTGAATGCCGTGTCCCAGGAATGCAGTTTCATCAATAGAGGCTCATTGGGCAACTGGTCATAATACCGCCACCACTCACGCTTAAAAATAGACCCCTCCACGGCAGCGGGATGCTGTAGTATCTGCCCGGCATATTCCCTGGAACCCAGGTCAATCTTCAACTCATCCAAAACAAACCGATTCATCCTGTGGACATCCATCAGGCCATTGAAGTAATACCTCTCCGCTTCAGGTGGTGATACGTTCCCCAGTTCCGTTATCTCTCCCGGGAGGCAAATATGTAAAACCTTCTTATCCTTACCCAGCATATGCCCTGAGCAATCATCTTCCCCCAGGCGTTGCATTATCAGAATGGTCAGAGTAACCAGTTTGTCCACTTTCCTTGTACTTAGCGTCTTATCCAGCCAATCATTAGCCCCCTGCTTTTCCACCTCACTTGCTATTTTCTTTGGATTAAGGGGGTCATCTATTATTATATAGTGCGCATGGCTGCCGGTAATGTTCCCGCCTATACTACAGGTCTTCCTGGCCCCGTTAAGCGTATTGGCATATCCTGATTTCATGTCCATGTCAGATTTAAACTCAACGTGTCCCCATAAGTCCTTGAATTTCTCACTCTTAAGAATATCTCTTGACCTAACTGCTGATTCATTAGCAAGCTTACTCTCATAACTCCCTGTAATAAACCTCCCAGCAGGGTCTTTTATCCACACCCATGCTGGTATCATTATCGAGAAGATAAGCGTCTTTGTGCTACCGGGAGGGACATTGATTACTATATCGCACTCCTTCGGCTCCCTACGGATAACCCTCTCAAGATGCGGCTGGATGGTATCACACAAGTATCTTATATGCCAATTATCTATAAACTCATCCCCTACCACGACAGGCCACATATATTTAAGGAAATAATACAGGGATTCCTCACACCGTCTGCGCTCAAGGGCCATATATGCCCACACCTCTAGATTCCTGTCTTCTGTAGCGGTGAGGCTCATTTTTTTTCTAGTTCAAAGAAATCCCAACCTAAATTTATTTTTGGCCGCTCATATTCAATATTATTTATCTCACAATCAGGGTTTTGGCAATAAATGGAATCAATATCCTGGCAATTGTACATTCCCCATCCACATTTAGGACACTCTATATCTACAGTTATATTTGCTTCCATTATTTCTTCCTCCACGCTATTTTCTTAATGTTTTGCTTAATTTGTCGCAAACGCTCATTTCTCCCCTGCCAGCTTCTTTAAATCCTCTGTACTCAGTTCTGAAAGCTTGTCAATCATTGCCACCTTTGTATTATCCTGTATCTTCTGCACAGACTTACCCTCTAACCTGTCTAGAATCTCCCTGGCAGCTTTAACGTCTCCCTTCATGGCCTTACTTATCAGTGAGAGCATCATGGCTTCAAAGGCTGTTACTGAGTCTCCCAAGCCCTCAATACCCGGATTGCCTTTTACCTTCACGGTTGAATTAAGGAACTTCTTTAGGATGGTGGCAGATGTCTTATACCCAGGCTTTGGCCCAGCAGGGTTTCCAGATTGCCCTTTTTTCCACGGTTTCAGGTTTTGCTCATTTGCCATAAAGTCAACGAATAGTCAGTGAGAAGATTGGAGCGCACAGGTCGGATTCGCACCGCCTTCCCCCCCCTGGACAGGGGAGTCCACACTATTTGGTGTGCGCTTTGGATAAGGCTTAGACAATGGTAATATAGTTTTTCTCATTTCTTTTGTAAGGGGCATTAAATAACGATGTTTGCCCGGTGTTTTTATTTGTTTTGTACCTTTGGGTATTGGAATTTTTTTATTATGCCCATGTCCATTAAAACGCCGAACATCTGCGAGATCACCATTTGGTAATTTCAATATTTTACTAGATGATGTCATGCCATTATAAATCCAATTCCCCGCTTGATATATTCCCCCATGATGATTATGGAATGTATCGGCAAATGAAACAATTAATTTTAATCTAGTATTATGCTTTTTAATAAAGCCTATGCATATTTTAATAATTTTAGATACGGGGGTTATGTGTGATTTTAATGCAACCCTTGTTAATTCGCAAACATCTGTATTTTTAAGATTATATCTAGTACCTAATGATGGGGATGCACCTAGACCAAATATAACACAACCTATAAATTTTGAATTCTCCCAAACACCTATATAATTACTTCTGTTTGCCGGGATAGTTTTAGAATAATGCCAATTCTTACAGGCAAATTTAGCTGCCTTATGACTACACCAATCCAATTTAAGAGTCGGTTTTGTTTGCATCAAATTCCTTGCCACATTCCGGGCATACAACAATTTTTGGCTTTAATTCATCCAGTTTTCCCTGCTCATCCTCTCCCACGGGTTCAAAATCTGCACCTATGGCAAACTCATTTTCCTGGAACCCCCATTCTACAAGGTCTTCTGTATCAAACCCATTGGCCAGAATGTCAAAGTCCCACTCCCCTGTATTCTTGTTAGAACGAATCAGATACTCTTCATATTCCTCTTTTGATAGTTCCCTGGAAGGAACCCTAACATCTATCTCATAGTCAGCACCCTCTAGTTCTCTCAAAATCTTTATTCTCTGGTGGCCAGCTATTATTTTATTATCTGTGTTTATGGCTGGAATCTCAGCAAGATTGAATTTACCTAAAGATGCTTTTAAATCATCATATTGTTTTTCAGTGAGTTGCCTTGGGTTTTTGTCGTAGGGGATCAAATCCCCCAATCTACGCCGCTGATTTAGCCAGGTAATTTTGGTCATATTTTTTATGGCAACTGACGCAAAGCCGCATCCAATCGCCCCTTTCCCTTTTGTATCTGTGACTTATGTTTGCCCAGTGTATTTTTCTAGTACTATCTACCGTTTTGCCGCAGAACTCACAGGTCATTGGTGAACCAAACTCACGTTTAACCCACTCATGCAGGGCAGCATACCCAACAGAATCACCCTTCCATTGGTTGTGTTTTTCACCTTTAATCCCTTTTTTGGCAGCGGATAATTTAGATTTGTGTTCGCTAGATAGTTTTTTGCCCAACCTGCTTTTGCCGGAGCATTCCATTGAGCAGAAATCTTTATTTTGGTAATTGTAGAACGACTTACCGCAATATTTGCAGATTTTCATCTTAGCAATGGATTTACCATAGCATTTACTAGAACAGAACTTTGGAATGCGATTTTTGCAAGCCTTCTTTGAGATAAACTCTTTACCACATTGTTCACAAGTAAAAACCCTATTCACTGAAACTCCCTAAGATTCTTAGATTGTAATAGAGTTCCCCGTCAAAATCCCAAAAGTGATGGTTTTGACAGGGAACCGCAGGAACTCCCTTGAGTTCTTGAGTTGCGTTCATCGTCTGGTAATCCCCCTTCCTACTGTACGAACTCAACACCCCTCGGAAGGCACCTGACCAGATCAGGCCGTTCGTCATTTCTATTCCAGGAGGCTGATCTGCACCCCCTGCCCATGTGGGCACTGTAATCATAATATAACACTTTTTTGAACATATGTGCAGTATTTTTTTATTTAATTTCACCCTCATACTATAAGATAACCTTTTTTGTCAACATTTGTCAACTTTTTTGTCAAGTTTTGAATAGATTTTTGACAATTCATGACAATATATTTAAAGTATGGAGAAAGAAGTCTTTAAGGCTGGGAAGTGGACGGACTCCAGTGGCCGCACCCGTTCATTCTCAGAGGCAGACATTGACCAGATAGTGGCCTCCTTCAATGAAAAAACAGGACGGAACTCACAGGGACGCAATGTCCCTTTGTTTATTGGGCACCCGTCAGGCGAGGCACCGGCCTATGGCTGGGTGGAAAAGGTCTGGCGGCAGGGTAAGTCCATGTTTGCCAAGTTCAAAGACATCCCCAAAAAAATGAAATCGGCCTTAGATGATAAGGCATTCAAAGATGTTTCGATTTCCCTAGACGGAATAAAGGGCCATGTGTTACAGCATATCGGCTTAACAAATATGCCAGCGGTCGCCGGGCTTGCTGGTTTCGAGTTCAATCTTAACCAGCTACCGGAGGGTGCAGTGCAATATTCAACAGAACTTAATAAACCGCTGGAAGACGAAGCCAGCGGAATCCTCACTTGGCTTAAAGGCAAATTCAAAAAAGAACAGGAGGACTATTCAACTAACCAACAGGAGATAGAAAAAATGTCCGAAGAAAAAAAATTACAGGTTGAGGTAAACGACCTCAAAGCCAGTTTTGCCGATCTGGAACGCAAAATCGTCACCCTGGAAACAGAGAAAAAAGAAGCAGTGGAGAATTTTGAAGCTGAGAAGAAGGCCCACAGTGAACTGAAGGCTGAAATCGAGCGCAAAGCCACTGAAACTAAGGACAATGAGGAACTGTCTTTTGTTGATGGTATCATCAAGGCTAAGAAGATGCGCCCCGCAGACAAGGAACTGCACTTGCATGTTCTGAAGTCTCTCAGGGATAGCAAAGAAGCAGACTTCACCGCAGCCGATGGGTCCACTGAGAAACGCAACGCATATGCTGATTACAAACAGCGTCTGCTGGATTCCCCTGAACTGTCTGAGTATGAAGACATGGGTAAAGGCGTAGAAAAGAAAGACGCTATTGAAGACGCCGTTGAAAAGATTCAAAACGAATTCCCTAACTATTCGCATTCCCAGGCATTAAGCGAAGTCTGGAAACGCTACCCCGAACTTACTACCCAAGCTTAAGGAGTATATATAAATGGCTTACAAAAATTTATCACAAGAGATTTCGGTCAAGTCTGCCGCTGATTACAGCGCAGTTGGCAGTAACTACAAGTTTTATAAGGTGAACAGTTCCGGCAACCTGACGATTGCCACTGCTTCAACGGACGCTGTTCTGGGAGTTCTCCAGAATCAGCCTGTTACTAACGAAGGCGCGAGGGTTGCCCCTTGTGCCTCTGGTGGCACATCAAAGGTGGTTCTTTCCGCTACCGTTACCACTGGTGATATGGTTGGCTTGGCTGCCGATGGTACAGGCACGGCATCTGCCGCTGGCGGTTATGATGTTGGTGTTGCCGTTGTTGGCGCAGCATCCGGTGAACTTGCCACTGTTCAACTTCAGAATTTAACGCTTAAGGCTTAAGGAGTATATAACATGGCAGACGTAACAGTTCAAGAAGTACGCACCTGGTTACAGGATGCATCAATAAGGTATAAAAACCACATGATGATTGGGAAGGAAGTTTTCCCCATCATGCCCATCGCCCAGACCTCTGCAAAGGTATGGACATGGAACAAGGGTGATGACTTTCGCCTCGATTCAAATGCTATTCTCGCCAAGGGTGCGGAAGCGCATGAGATTGAGAACAAAGGCACCAGCACCAACATCGACACTGAACAGTATGGTTGGAAACACGGCGTACACGATGAAGACTTAGAAGCACTGGGTTTCCAGAGCGGTTCAGTTCCCCCCGCCAACCTCCAGCAGGAAGCAGTGGAACAGGTTGCTTACAAACTCGACTTGCTGGCCGAGAAGCGTGTAGCTGATAAAGTTATCGCAACGGCATGGGCTGGACAGAGTGCAGGCGGCGAGGACGCTGCCGGCGCATGGGCCACTGAAGGCTCTGGTAATACTTTCTACGTTGACGTAACGGCTCGCATTAATACGCTGGCCGGCAAGGGTGTACCCCAGGACAGGCTCCAGCTTATGATGGATGACCAGACCTACCGCTCTCTTATCCAGTGTGACGATGTAAAAGACCGCATCAAGTATACCCAGAATATCTCTAATTCAGTTCCCACTCCCATTGCTCTCGCTAACTCTGTTGGCCTCAGCCTGCCGGTTCTGGTTGGTGGTGCCCTCTATAACAGTGCTGAAGAAAAGAGTGATGGCACAGACGCTACTATCAGCCGCCTGTGGGAGGTTAATTCTGGTAAGGGTATGGCATTCCTGTTTTACAAACCCGCTACAATGGGTCTTAACATGACTGCCTGTGGTGTTCAGCCTGTGACCACTATCAATGGCCGTACACGCAACACAGTTACTTACCGTGACGACAAGAAACGCACCTGGTACTATGAGAGCCGTGAAAAAATGGGTTGCGACTCCCTGCTTACCGATGCCGCATTCATGTGGAAAGACACATACGCCACCTGATAAATGGGATACATAACTTATACAGACATCTACAACGTGCTGCCTCAGACAGAGGTGGCATTGTTGACAGATGATGCGCTTGGGACAACTCCTCTCAATACAGTAATGGATCAGGCCATCACCTCAGCAGATGCAGTTATAAATTCCTTTCTAAGGGGACAGCACACCGTCCCCATTTCCCCGGTTCCCGCCCTGGTAAAGACTATATCCTTGGATTTAACTAAGGTGAACCTTTACCGGCGGCGGAGATCAACCAATGCGGATACTATCGACCAGGGAATCGAGAATACATACAAGGCCGCAATTGATATGCTCAAGATGATTGCCAAGGGTGAGTTGACAATAGACGATTCAACGGCATATGCTAACACTGCAGGCATGATACAGAGCAATAAAGACAGTTCAAGCAAGATTTATACAGATACCAACCTGGACAAGTTTCAAGCGGATTAAAAGTGAATGAATCTTTTAACCATAGAAAAAGACATAATAACACGGTTAGAAAACCAACTAACCACTGACACCCAGGTACGCTCTTTTCCCCAAGACCCAGCACGTTTTTTCAGAGCATTACGGCAGAACGGTGCTATCCTTGTCAGGTATGAAGCATCCGACTATGGGCCGTTAATAACAAATAAGAATGAAACCCGGGTGCAGCGCAGAACTGCCCGGTGGATATTTGAGATAGTATATAGAAACCCTGTAGGGCATAACGCCACATCTGGCACGGCAGGGGTTTACAAGCTAATGCAAGAGGTACGGCAGGCACTAACCGGGTATACCCCGGGGACAGCCTCAAGCGTACCCATAACTGACTCAACGGTGATGTATCCAGTTAGGGATAACTTTGAAGACCATGTAAACGATTTATGGTTTTATTCAATGACCTTTGAGCATACACTGGAGGAGACCCCCAACCGATGAGCGGAATATTTGTAGATAACGGGCATACCTATTTACTTAATGGCTGGCTGGGTGGTTCCACCCTTGCCTCTATGTATATAGGATTGATGACGGATGGCAGCTATACAAGTGACAACCTGACCACAACGGACTTGCAACTAGGCGCAGAGATTACAGAGGTAACAGGGACAGGATATACACGGCAAGAACTTTCAAAGAACACATGGACGGTTGCAGATAGTCAGGGTTCTTATTCTGAAATTACCTTCACTGTTGGCTCTGGCGGGTGGAATGCTGTTAAGGGTTATTTTCTGTCCGAGTCATTGAATGGAAACGATTGTA